CGTGATAATTTATATAGATGGTTATATAGACCTGATTGTTCAACTGACAATACTATCGAACCATGACACCCCGCACAGCTAAACTACTCGTACTCGCTTACCTTGTTACGTTTTGGATCGTATTCGTATGGACTGTTAAAGAATGGTTGGGATGAAAAACAAGAAGAAAGTAATATGTGAAACCGTTAGATATACCGTAATTCGTAAGACAGTTGATGGTAAAGTAATTAAAAATAACGGTGTTCACTTTAAGAAAAGAACTTATTATATTAAGGATGAAAACTAACCTAAACATAATCGGAGGGTATAGTATTTTATAATTTTCTTTACGTTGTGTTGTGTATGTAAAAATCTTTCGTATATTAGCCACATGAATGCATCGTGGTTAAGCTACATATCTAAACATCATACTGAATGGGTTAAGCTCGTCAGGTCTTGGGGCTGTAATGATTACGCTGAAGATATAGTACAAGAAATGTATTTACGATGCTTAAACTATACTACTGAAGAAAAGATAGTTAAGGATAACCAGGTGAACAAAGGTTATATTTATTTTACACTACGATCTATATTTATCTCTTATAAAAAACAATCCTCTAAGATTCAAAAGTTATCTATTGACGTCTTGGAGGATTTGCCGTTTATAGATAGCATACACTCAGAACAAGCATACGGTGAACTACTTAACAAGGTAGATGTATCTAAATCTAATTGGCATTGGTACGATGTTAAACTGTTTGACTTATACCTAACAAGTGGAATGTCAATGCGAGATATAGAAGCTGAGACTAATATATCACTTACATCAGTATTCCATACTATTAAGAATTGTAAAGCTAGACTTAAGAAAGAAGTCGGTGAAGATATAGAAGATTACTTTAATAACGATTACGAATTACTATGAATAACATATACATTAAATGTGGAGATGATTTAATACCAGCACCTGAAGGTAAATATACTTTAGAAGATGGTACTGAATTAGTAGTAAAAGAAAAGAGAGAAAAGATACAGTTTTCAGATGCTGTTATAAATGAAGTAGTAGATAAGTTAACGAATGATATTAGAAAAAATATAGCTGACTATCTTCGTAATTATTTAGATAGAGAATATTAATACAATTACTATGAATAAACAAGTAGATAAGTTCCTTAGAGAACAATTAGAAACAACAGCAGCACAGTTAGCCGAATGTGCAAAGCAAGATAATTTTAACCTAATGGATAATCATTACTTAGCTGCTAAGATGATGGTTATAAATGTTTTAATCAACGAAAATGGACAGGCATCTAAAAACAGTCTTAAGTCTATCAAATAAAGTTCAAGAGCTTAAAGATAAGAATGCGGATTTATCAGACACAAACCGTAGACTATCTAAGGAATTATACAATCAAGCACTTGAAGTAGATAGGTTAAAGAAAGACTTAAAAGAGTTATCAAAACATTATTATAAACTACTAGAAAATGGCAAGACCAAAAAGTAAAGGACTAGGCGATACTATCGCTAAGATCACAGAAGCAACAGGAATAGATAAGGCAGTTAAATTCATAGCTGGTGAAGACTGTAACTGTAACAAACGCAAGGAGAAACTTAACGCTTTGTTTCCTTACCGTCAAAACCAATGCCTACTAGAGCATGAGTATAATTGGTTAGTTGAATACTTCAAGACAACTACTAATGAAGTAACAGCGTCTAAACAGATGAAAGTACTCGAGATATACAATAGAGTGTTTCAGATAAAGAAACCGTCTACAAGCTGCTCAGATTGCTTTAGAGATGTACACAATGAACTGAAGCGAGTAATGAAAGTATATGAAGATGAAATACTACATAGCGATAGTTAATCCTAATGCTGATGAGAGGCTATGGAAGAAACTAAAAACAAATCTTAACCTTTCTGGTTATAGTTATGTAATGTACTTCGATGAGAGTATTGACTATCTAAAACTTAATGAGGTTAGTAAAGAAGTATTTGAACAAATGGAGTATTTAGAGAATTAATTGTTTAAACAATACTAAAAACAATGGCTGGAAAAGGTGGAGCAATACCTGGTAATGGTAGAAAGCCAAAAGCAGACGAAGAAAAAGCTAATTATATTTTTACTCAAACGATTAAGAAGATATACGGTGGAACAGATGATGATGAAGCAAGAATGGCATTCGCTGCTGACTTGCTTAGTTTTGAACGTGGTAAAATGTTTATAGCTGAACATCTATTTGGCAAACCAAAAGAAACGGTACACAATCAACACGAGTTAATTGATTTCGATATAAAGAACTATCTTAAGTTTGGTAACTCTAAATGATAAGTATAAGAATCTAGGTTCTGATAGTAGGTATTTTATAGTAACAGGAGGTAGAGGTAGTTCTAAATCCTTTAGTGTAACATCGTTTCTATTACTTCTAACATACGAACAAGGTCATGTTATACTATTCACTAGATATACATTAGTTTCTGCTCATATCTCAATTATTCCTGAGTTCATTGAAAAGATAGAACTAATGGGATTGATGAGTAACTTTGTAGTTACTAAGGATGAGATTATAAACACAGTAACAGGATCTAAGATTATCTTTAAAGGTATTAAGACTTCATCAGGAACTCAGACTGCCAACCTTAAATCGTTACAAGGTGTAACTACTTGGGTACTTGACGAAGCAGAAGAGTTAACGGATGAAGATACATTTGAAAAGATTGACTTATCTATACGTCACAAGACTAAACAGAATAGAGTAATCTTAATACTTAATCCAACAACCAAAGAACACTTTATCTATAATAGATTCTTTGAAACTAAAGGTATTCAAGAAGGTGTTACATTAGTTAAAGGTGATACTACCTATATTCACACAACGTACTTAGATAACATCGAAAACCTATCTAGATCTTTCTTAGACCAAATAGAACAGATTAGAGTACATAGACCTGAGAAATTCAAGCATCAAATATTAGGAGGTTGGTTGGATAAAGCTGAAGGTGTTATCTTTACCAATTGGTCAATAGGTGACTTTGTTAATGTAGGTACTTCAGTATTCGGTCAAGATTACGGGTTTAGTAATGACCCATCTACATTAGTTGAAACATCAATCGATAAAGCTAATAAGAAGATATACATTAAACTGCATTTGTATCAAACGGGTTTAACTACTTCAGACTTATACGATATTAACAAGCGTGTTGCTGGAGATAGTTTAACAATAGCTGATAGTGCTGAACCAAGACTAATAAATGAACTTAGAGCAAAAGGATTAAACATACTTGAAGCTGTAAAAGGTCAAGGTTCAGTTACTCATGGCATATCGATACTTCAAGACTATGACCTTATAATAGATTCAGAAAGCATAGAGTTACACAAGGAACTTAATAACTATTCATGGCTAGAAAAGAAGTCTAAAACTCCTATTGATAACTTTAATCATGCCATTGATGCTATTCGATATGCAGTAACCTATCAACTAGAGAATCCTAGTAGAGGAACTTATGCAATCTATTAACAACAGAATTAAACAATTTTAGTTATAATAATATGAATGTAGAAATAGACGTACCTTCTAAATTAAATGACATTACACTTGAACAGTACCAGGTGTTTATGCGATTAGTTGACAAAGAAGATTCAGAAGAGTTTATAGCTCAAAAGATGATTTCGATATTCTGTAAGATTAAGCTATCTCAAGTGGTTTACTTCAATGCTAAGTCAGTCAATGAAACAGTAGAACATCTTAACGGATTGTTTGATGCTGAAAAGAAGTTCATTCATAGATTTGAATTAGGTGGTAAGGAGTTTGGATTTATACCTTCATTAGAAGATATGTCTTTCGGCGAATACATTGACCTTGAAACTAATATTGGTGAATGGGACAATATGCACAAAGCGATGGCTGTAATGTTTAGACCAATCGTAAAGACTAAAGGCGATAAGTACGACATTGAACCATACGAAGGAACTGCTACTTACTCGGAGGTCATGAGATACGCTCCTTTAGATGTTGTAATGGGTGCGATGGTTTTTTTTTACAATTTAAGCAACGAATTACTGATGGCTACCTTACGTTATTTGGATATGGAGGGAGTGAAGATGGCTACTCAGAAGAAGAACAGGTTAACAAGAGGTTGGGCTGGTGTCAATCAAGCCATGCTATCGCTAGAGGTG